TTTAACGCTTCTTCACTACTTTTTTTAATAGCTTTACCCACAAAATATCCTTTTATTAAAGTTAAATTGTTTGTCGTTGTTAGTGATTAATAAGGTGTTTTGAAAGCCTCACCTTTTCATTTAGGCTTAGGAATACGTTGATTCGATTACTATAAAATTTGTTGCCTAATTGCAACAGTTAAATTAACCAAATTTAACACCTTTATAGATCTTTTTATTGACTAATTTTTCATTAACTTTAAATAGTTTGCCACCTATTAACTGCCAACCAACCCCTAATGCAAACTCAGATTCTAGTAAATCTTTAGCATCACAGTTAAATACTTTAGCTAATTTATCTAATAATTTTAAACTTATCTTTCTTTGTCCTTTTACAATCCTAAAAACTACTGATTGCTCCATGTTTAATTCTTCAGCTAATCTTTTATAAGTTAAACCATAAAGGCCAACTAATGTTCTTAAATTTTTTGCCACTATATAATCACTTGTCATTTTATATCCTTATTATTAAATTTGGGGGCCGGTCTCCCAACCCCCAAGCAACCCCAGATTTAAGGTTAACCATCCAATCTGAGGGTTTACTTACTACTCCCGTTGAGAAGCTTCTTGCCTTGGGATAGTAAATTCTCTCTCATAGTTTGATAGCTTTTGTTCTCTTTTTTAGCTATCTTCTTGATTTCATCATCGACTATTTTGGCAATCATAGATCCAGGTCTTCGAAAACCTTGTTGTCCCATTGCTCTTATAATACAATAAGTTGATATATCAACTGCACACGACTTCCATTTATTGATGTTCATTTATCCTCCTTAAAATAATAAATAGACAATTCCTCCAAAGATAAATAAAAGCATCTTTGCAGGAATGATTGTTATGATTGCAATAAAGATCATACTAAAAATCAGGTCTTTCATCATACCCCCTTAGTTGATCTAGTATTAGTTCATTTGCAATTTGTTCATTGATTGGATAGATAGGGAAGTTCTCAAAATTCATTGAGCACTGCTGCAGCTTTCTCATAGCACTTGCAAACTCATCATCTTTATATTCCAATTGTTGTCCATCAATAGCTCTTTCTGGCACATCGTTAAGAATACTCTTAACTTTATTTGACCAGTCTTCAAAAATTTCACTACTACTAATTTTTTTTGACATCGTATTTCCAAATGTTAAATTTATTATTTATTTCATTTATACCATCATGAAACTTAATTTTACCACTTAATAAATCTTTACATTCCATTTCTCTATACTTGTCTCCATTAACTGTCAGCTTTAAAATCTTAGTAGACTCATTAAAAGATACAGTGAATCTATGCACCATCTCTACAGCTTTAGGTTTTACTTCCCACTCGGGTCGTAGTATTAAAGCTTCACCTAACGGTGAAGATGGACTTAGTTCTTGTCCAAGAGTATCCGTGGTTGCAATGACTTCTGTCGCACTAGGTTCAGCTTTTTCTTTTTCGTTTTTCATGTTATCCTCTTTGTGTTGTTAATTTTATATAAAACATTTTAATGGGATATGCAAGGATAATTTTATGAAATATGTATTAATAGTTTACCTATGTTCTATAGCTGCACAAGAGTGTGATAATGGCACTATACCTGGCCTAGAGTTTAATTCTTATAAAGATTGTGCAATCTATGGTTATAAATTTGCAGGGGATGCTATTACAAAGTTCGATGAGGAAGTCG